CCCAATTATCAGTATAAACAGGCATGAAAGCATTAAGTGCATGAGTAAGATCTACAATTTCCTTAGTCCTATCATTGTCTACTGCCTCCTGTAGTTGTTCCAGCATAAAATTAAATGTAGTAATCTCAGAAAATGCAACATCTAGATCACTCATCACCTTCCAATTGTCACTCATCTCAGTCATTTTCAATTCTCCTTCTAATTCATCCAGTCAAATTAATAGTTAATGATAATCTGGGTTCTGGATTTTCTGTTACACTATGTTCTGCAAAGGCTGGGATAACAATTACAGAATTGAGATCAGACTCTTGCACTTGACCATTCACCCTCCATGCAGCCTTACCATAAATTGGTTTGACTATAACATTATAATCATGATTATGTGGATCAAAACTAGGTCTTCTGGTATCCGTACCTTTGCTTAGATAGAAATTAGCATTAGTATCTGATCCCTTTATGACTAAAAGTTTTTCATTCAATTCTCTCAGTTGACTTGTTAAGTCAAGCACATTATTTAATAAACTTGTGAATCCCAAATCGTAAAGTTTCTTCCACTTCTCATAAAACAAATAACCTTTAACATCAAAGAAGGCATTTGATACCATACCACAATGATTAATAACTTCAAGTGCTGGTTCAGGCCATCTATATTTAATCTGAAGAAGATCTAGAATCTTCTCTTCATCAATATCAATCTGATGATTGGTAATCACCTCAGCACATTCTCTAAGATACTCCTGAGTATCTACCGAAGTATGAAAGGAAGGTTGTTTAATAAACCCACCATGTTGATTTGGTGGAAGTGGTCTAGGTGGTTGTTGTAACATCATAATTAATCTATCGGTAAGTCTTGAGGATTTTGCAATTGATCATCCATATCAAATAAGAGAGGAGAACACTCCTCCTCTGTTAAGTATGAATGGAATTTGTATAACTCATCATCGGTATACATCCTATTTCCATTTGCTTCTTTGATAACCTCTGGATCTTCGGAAGCAACAGACTCTACTTCATCAAATGTGAAGGGAACATAGTTAATAAAATACATCTTAACAACCTTAGTCCCTTCATGAGTTTCATACCAACAATAAGATGTATTAATCTTATACTTTTTCACCAGCGGCCAAAGTTTCTTTATGTTCCTCAAAGAATGCTACTGCATCAAACCACGCATTATTGTCACATAGGTAGTGGAGCCTATCAATCAAGGCATCCTTAATCATCTCTTGCTGAGTCTTTCCCATCTGAAAGTCCATTGAAATAATCCTTCCTGAAGTAACGTCCTAGAACATTGCTATTATAAAAGGCTGGTTCCCCGTTGTCAAGTGCTTCGGTCAGCACGTTATTTAGGAAGAGTTGTCTTGTCTCTTCGTAATTTACTTTGCCTGGGGTGGCGTGGAGAGATATAATTTCCCTGCGGAAAGTGTTTCGTCCAAATTCTTTAACGTCTTGCTTAAGTTCTGGAGAACTACCGTAGTACTTTTTCCAGTCACTCTCAGACGTAACACGGCGTTTCCCACCTCTAGGCTTTCGACGCTGGGTAAAGTACTTGCGTCCAATGTATTGTTTCCCTGTCTGGAGATTAGTAATCCTGTAGACGTAACCGAAGAAGTCGCCAATATGCTCAGAAGTAAAAGCTGTACCCTTGTATGTCCAGGCATTCTCATATAAGCCTTCACCCACGCTGGTCTTTGTGGTGGTTTCCATCCCATAATTTTCATGTCAGTAACTTATATAGGTATGCCTCCAGACGGATTTGAACCGCCGACCTTGGCTTTACAAAAGCCCTGCACTACCGCTGTGCTATAGAGGCAAGTGGAGTTATCTTATCCCCATCTTTAACATTTTCCAGACCTCTTTATATCCATCTACCTTAAATGCATAACCAAGATGATTCTGTGCAATAGCAATGGCTAATGGATAGTCATTACCATCCTCTTCCATCCTATCACCAAAGAACCGTAAGTCGTCACCGTCTTTGAAATCTCTAAGAATCTGACTCTTATCTGCACCTTTGACAGATATATCTATACCAGTTTCACCACCAACAAAAGCATATAGTTCTGGAAAATGGTCATTAAATCTGGCCGCTATATCTGATCTCTCGTTCTTGTCTGCATCATATTCTTTATATACACTTCTCTCTTCCCAGTTAGCACCTCTTCCCACGATACTAAAATTAACACAGCCAGGTCTCTTTTCTATATGATTACCTGTCCTTACTGGGAACGTACTATAATCTAATTCATCCAGTAAAAATCTCTTTGCATCCTCTGGTAATTCCCATTCTGTTCTATAGTAATGTAGGTCTCCTTCATAGACATCATTACCTGCACAATTATATACTCTCTTACAAGCACAGTATAAGGAGAGTCCAATCTGTTCTATTGTTTTTTCTCTGTTACTGCCTGTAACAAGATAGACCTCGTTCGTAAGAACGAAGTCATAAAAGAATTTAAGGAAATCCAGATCTATTTTTTCTCTACTGGGAGTCAGAGTCCCGTCAATATCAAAAATGTATTTCATAATAAAAGTATATCACATATTATAACCTTTGTCTAAAATTATCCCAAGTCTTATGATCCTTTAACTCATCAGGAACAAATGTACTTACCTTCGCTTCGTACTCTCTTCTTAATAACTTCCTCTTTGCTCTTGCTCCTGCATCCATTGCCTTTTCAGGTTGTCTAAGAACTTCTTTCTTCCTCTTAATAGACTTAACCATGGCAGAAACTTTATTCACCTGTTCATTTGTTATCACCTTCTTAACATCCTTGGCAAACTTAACACTCTTCTTAACACCCTTAGCAAATCCTTTACCAAATACTCTAGCACCTTGAGTTGCTTTACGATGGCGTTTAACACCTTGTTTAACAAAATCACCAAAGGTTTTTTGCTTCTTAGGTGTTGAAGCAGCCTTAGTTATTGGAGTACTCTTAACAGACTTCCTTGCAGGAGCCTTCTTAGGTGCAGGTTTAGTTGTAGTAGCCTTAGTTACAGGAGTCTTCTTCGCTGCCTTTGGTTTCTTTACACCACGTTTTGCTTCATGCTTTGCAATCCTTTCCTTGTGTGCATCCAATCCAGGCGCACCTTTACCTTTATATTGTGCCTTAGTTCTTGCATCTGACTTAGTACTTGGTGCAACCTTCTTGGAGGCAGCCTTCACTGTCGCCTTAGTTACAGGAGTCTTCTTCGCTGCAGGAACCTTCTTAGCAGCAGCCTTCTTAGCTTGAGCATGTTTAACTACTGTCGTATATCCAAGACCTAGTTTTGGTTTCTTCTTAGGAGTCTCTTTATACTCACCAGTTTTATTTGCTCTACGTTTCGCTTCCTTCTCTGCATCTTTTTTAATCGTAGTCTGAATGGTCTTCTTAGATCTGACATTCAACTTACGTGCTGATCTTTCCTCTTCAAGTTCTACTTCTTCTTTACTGAATTTTTTATCAAGTTGTCTACCAATTTTACCACCAACTTTAGAACCAGCAATACCACCGACTATATCACCTACTGGTAAAGGACCATCAAGAACACCACCAGCAACACCACCAGCAACACCACCTGCTACGGCACCTGCCTTTTCAAATTTACCAGAACCAACCATTTTACTTTGATTGCCCTGTGATGCTTTTGCTTTTGCACCTTGCCCTGCCTTTATTGCAGCAAACTGTCCTTGTTGAACTGCTCTACCACCTGCCTTTCCACCAACTTTAACACCTTGACGGACTAAAGTTCCAGCACCACCAAGTCTTTCAGTGACTACTTCTTCTTTCTTTGTCTTTGCTGCTTCACTTGCTTTAATCTTGGCATTCATCTTCATAATATCTTTGATACTCATGTTACCAATACCAGTGAATCCATCCTTTGAAGGATCTGGTTGCTTAGAATGAGTTCTATCTTTCTTACTCTGCTCAGGATCTCTTTGATATCCTTCTGTAGTAGGCAGTTCTGGATAATATTCTGCTGTTAGTGCTGCATAAGGAGGTGCTTTTCTTTCCTTAACTTTCTTTGCATCTACTGCTTTCTTATGACGTTTAATACCCTTCTTAAAGATATTAACTGCACCTTTAGATACATAACCTTCATTAGCAGGTACTTTCTCAGGTAACCCTTTGTGTTTTGTCGATGCCATTTTCTTTACGTCGGATTTGCTAACGGTGGAAGCAACTTTGGTAATCTCAGGTGAGGGATCTTCCATCTCCCCTTTCTGAGCCGCTCTAACCATCCCGAAGAATCTTTGTTGTTTTTTAGAGACGGATTTTTCTGCGAGGTCATAAGACATTCTCTGATCCTCCGATACTATTTAAGTTTTCTGAACCTCCAAGTGCAAACGGATTATGTTTCGTTGCAAATCGATACATCTTTTCATGTAAAGAGAGTTCAGCTTCAACCTTCTTCTTCCTAGGAATTTTAGGAGTCCTTACTGAAGTAGGTATCTCCATTAATTCTGGTGGTAGATCCTTTCTATCCCATGCGGGTTCGGGAACTGTATGGTCTGTTGCTATCGGCATACTATCTAGGGGGTTTTCAAACCAGTCATCTAGGTAAGGATCATTAATTCGATTCACTGTAATCACTTCTTCTTAGTACTCATGATAGCACCCTTCCCATGTTCGGCTTCAATTTTTGCCTTTACAATATCAAGGGCAGACTTTCCTTTACCATACTTCTTCTCTGTTTCTCTTTGGAGAACAGTCTTTCCTTTAGTCTTTTTTGAACTTGAAGGAGGAGAACTTGGTCCTTTGGAATCAGTACCACGCCATCCTGTTCCATACTTCTCAAGATTTCTATCTTTCCAATGATCATACTCTTCTTCACCTAGTATTTGTTTATCTACTAAGTCAAGTCTCCAATTAGAGAAACTTTCTCTCATCTTAGTTTTTGAATCAACTGCCATCCTTCTCTTATAGAGTTTATTAGGATCTTCAGTTTTATCAGTCTTATACTTGGTAGGAGTGTCTTGAGCAATCTTCTCACGTCTGTAAAGATCTGCTGATTTTTTCTTACGCTTCTCTACAGGGTCAGGTTTCCACCCTTCCTTATTAAAAACAGACTTCATCTTACGAACTTGCTGATCCTGTTTTGTAGATGTCTTATAATCACTGGCATTCTGAGCTCTATCAGCTGATCTCTTTCTACGCTCTGCTTGATTTCTAATCTGATCCTTCTTGTCTGGAGTTAATGCTTTAAACTCTTCTTTTACTTCCGCTTCCTTCTCTGCTTCGTGATCTTTATTGCAACCAAACTGGCCACATGTGGGACACAATGCAGTTCCTAATCCTTTTTGAGGTCCTTCTCTTCTTGCTGGATAACCATCACCAACAGCCTCAATGACTGATTTTCTAGAAGTCCAAAGGTCATTCTCCTTAATATAAGTATCAATTAACTCTTCTGGATCCCATCTAGTAACATCAAACCCTTCTTTTTGTAAATTTTCAACCCATGCATTGAACTTTGATACATGATCCTCTTTTAATTCTTCCTTATATCTCTCAAACTCTGCTCTATGTCGTCCTACTCTTGGTTCTACTTCTTCTTTTGTAGATTTCTTCTTCTGAAACTCCTTATATAATGCATGAGCCTCCCCATGTCTACCCTGTTGAGTAGATTTCTTACTCATATTAAAGAGCTCTTTGCCTGAATACCTATTCCCCTTAAGAATAGAACTCATGGCATCACTAGACATCCCACTTTTCTTCTCCTCCAGAGATCCGTAGATCTTCTGATAAGCATCGGAATAGTCTGGATGTTTTTTAGTGTCCATAATAGAACGCATACCTATAGCTATATACGTATTTATTATATCAATAAATAGAAGACAGGGACCCTATATCAGGAAGCTAAATGGCCAGACAAGGAATATTTACTGGGTTTACACCAAACGATGGTCTGGGAGACTCCCTTGCATCTGGTGCTGTAAAGGTAAACGCAAACTTTAGTGAAATATATCAGACTTTTGGTGATGGAACAAACCTAAGTGTTAATGCTGGTAGTGCAGGTACTTGGACAAAGGCTGGTAACGATGGAATAACAACTAGTAAATACGTGGGCATTGGAACTGAAACTCCAACGTCACAATTCCATGTAGTAGGAAACTCTTGGATGTCTGGTATCACTACTGGTACATTCGTTGGAGATGGTTCAGGTCTAACAGGTGTTACTGCAACTGGTTCTGGTGTAGTAATTAAAGATAGTGGAACACTGATTGGTGTTGCACAAAGTATTAACTTCGGAGATAATATATACGTCGGTCAAGTCTTTGGTGGAAATGTAACTGTTGCAGGTGTTGATACCGTTGGTTACTCACATGTATCTGGAGTATCAACCTACTCAATAGTAGCTGCGGGTGCAACAACAGCTGACTATGCAACCACAGCAGGTCTCGCAACCTATTCTGAAACATCAGGGATTGCAACCTACGCAACCACAGCAGGAATCGTAACCTACGCTCAATCATCTGGTATTGCAACGCAAGCAGGTAACGCAACCTACTCAACTACTGCTGGAGTAGCAACTTACTCTCCTAATGCTGGACTCTCAACTCTTTCTGGGTATGCAACCAACGCAGGAGTATCAACAGTAGCACAGAATTTAACAGGAACTCCATCAATAGTTGTTGATAATGTTAATGGTACTGGAATTGTAACCTTCCCTGGCCAAGGAAGTAAGATGCGCTTTGACTTTGATGCAACAGGTGATATGCCTACTGCAACATCGTACAGAGGTATGTTTGCTTATGCAAATAACACCAAGAGAGCATACGTCTCAACTGGAACCACAATGGGTGGTTACAATGGTTGGAGACAACTCATTGCAATGGATGAGTATGGTAACTATCAAACTACAGGTATCCTAACTGCATCATTTATTTCTGGTGATGGTTCTGGACTTACTAACCTACCATCTACTGATAGTATATGGAGAGTTAATAGTAGTGGTATTCATACACTTGGCGGTGTTGGTATTGGTACTACAACTGCTTCCCCAGGCGCACTAAACGTCAGAGGTAATATAAACCTTGACGGTAGAATGGATGGTACTTCAACAGATAACAGACTACCATTCCTATGGGCAACATACAATGATCTTGTAGTAGCTGGTGCTAATACACTACATGGTCAGTTCGCACACGTACATGAAACAGAGAAAGCATACTACGCACATGATGGTAACTGGGTTAAGTTAGTCAATCACGAACTTGATACTACAGTTGGAACAGGAACAGAGAATTATAAAGTCGGTGTTATAACTGCTACAGCCTTCCACGGAGATGGATCAAACCTAACCAACCTACCTGGCGGTGGTGGTAACAGTGGTTATGCAAACACTGCTGGTATCGCAACAGTCGCACAAGGATTAACTGGAACACCAAACATTACAGTCGCACAAGTCACTGCTGCAAATGTAAGTTCCGCTGGTGTAGTTACCGCAGCATCATTTGTTGGTGATGGTTCTGGACTGACTGGTGTTACTGCATCTGGTACAGGTATCATAGTTAAAGACGGTGGTACTCTTGTGGGAACCATTGGTACTATTGACTTCGGTACAAACCTATCACTATCACCTGCATCTGCTGGTGTAGTTACTGTAACTGCATCTGGTGTTACTATCGCAGGTATTAGTACAACAGGAACATCAACCTTCAATGATCTAGTTGCAACTCAACTGAATGTCTCTGGACTATCAACTCTTACTGGTAACATATCAGTAGGTGGTTCAATCTTCGTTCCTGATAATAAGAAATTATTCTTCGGAGCTGGAAACGACCTAACCATCTGGCATGATGGCAGTAATTCTCACATCACAGACACAGGAACGGGTTCACTAATACTTGACTGTGACTCTGGGTTACAGATGAAGTGGGGTGGATCAACAAAACTAGAAGCATCTTCGGGTGGTCTGATAGTAACAGGTGTTGTTACTGCAACTAAGTTCATCGGTGATGGTTCTGGAATAAGTAACATCTCCGCAACCTCTGCTATCAATGTTGAAGATGGTGGTAGTGCTATTGGTGTTGCAGGAACTATCAACTTCGGTTCAAACCTATCCGTAAGTCCTCTCTCTGCTGGTATCGTTACTGTTACTGGTGCAGCAGGTGGTGGTGGTGGATCTGGTGTCTGGGAAACAACTGGTGCTGGAATCAATACTACATCTAATGTTGGTATTGCTACCACAAACCCACTAACAAAACTACAAGTTGGCGCAGTATATGGTCAAGATGTAGGAGAAGGTCAATGGACTGCTATTGCAGGTATTGGTCAGACAGTTGATGCAATAACTCTTGCTTCCAACCCTGTCAAGTCTGCTGAGTATCATGTTCATATCGAAAATGGAAATGATATACAATCAGAGAAAGTTCTAGTTATGAACAACGGAACTACTGCATACTCAAATGAATTTGCAGTTATGTATGAGTCCGATCTACTAGTTTCAATTGGTGCTACAATTACTAGTGGAGAATTGAGACTAGTACTAACCCCAGAAACGGGAATAACTGGAGTAACAACCTATAGATTCGTCAGAGGAGGGCTTATCTAATGAGTACTGATTCTATTTCAGACGCAAGAAAAACTAAATTTGAAGAAGTAAAAGCAACGGCACCAAAAGAACCAAGTGGAGTACTAGATAAAAAAGAATATATCATAGGATGTTATACAAAAGATGACTGGGTATATGTACATGATATACTCACTAAGGATGGCACTTTAGAAGATAACATCCCTAACCAGAACGTCAAATGTTCTGATGATTGTTTGCATAGTGAAGTTAGAGGAAGGTATCTGTTAGATGATACAGAAGCAACCGAACTAAAGAAACATGCAAGGGTAGAGTATGTCAATCTCAATACTGCTGCATATCCTGGCACCTATCAAGATAACCCAGACGAATTTACATACGCAGCTGTTAAAGAAAGAAGATATAATAACACAGTAAAACACCAAAGAGATGCACAAAGTAGTGGTGTTATACCCTCCTTTCCAGGCTCTGATCTAAAGAATAGATGCACTTCACAATTGATGCGTCATTCACAGTTTGATGATCCTTGGAATCCACAATCATCTGGCAATTCAGATACAGATATATTTGAAGTAAATCCAAAACAGTATGGTACTGGAAAGGATGTTGATTGTATTGTATGTGACCAAGACATGTGGTTTGGACATATAGAATTTCAAAATCATCTTGGAGTAACAACATCCATTACCTCTGCTGATGTTCCTCAAAACTATATTGGTGGTAATGTATTAAGTAATAAAGGTATATCCAATACCGTAGGTTGTTGTGATTTACTTGATCTTATTCTTGATGCTCCATACTATCTTGATCCTGATTTCTTTAATTCTAATCCATCTACATATCTAACTACACGTTGGGATAAAACTGTTGTACCTGATGAAGGATGGGCAAGAGATTGGTGGTCAACTAACAACTTATCTAATAGATCTGCCAAGTTTGTAAGTACTGGCAATGGTGGTACTGCAACAGGAGTCTATGACTTTGGTACTATAACAGGAATATCTAACAACTATACAAGAGCAAATAGTAACGGAAGTAATACTGCATACCAAACTGGTAGTGGATACCACGGAACTCCCTGTGCATCACAGGTTTATGGAAGAAACTATGGATGGGCATACAATGCAAACAAGTGGTTCTTAAACCTCTATGGTACATGGAGTCCTCTATGGGAGATTGGTTTCGATCTACAGAAAGTATTCCACCAATGCAAACCAATCAATCCTAAGTATGGTACTCAGGATCCCACAATATCAAGTAACAGTTGGGGACTAAGAGACACACCAACAAGTAGTGGATATTATTATTTCAGATCAGGTGTAAGTGGTGGTATTGGAGTAACTTATACATCAAAAGCTGGAACATTCATGGGCAGTTACTACAATAATGCCCAACGTGTTATGGAATATACACCTGGCCATTCTATACTTGGTGCAGGTTATGAACTAATAGATTCTGGTGTGATATTTGTTGCTGCAGCAGGTAACCATGACCAAAAGGTAGTGATAGGAAGTCATCCAGACTATAATAACTATCATGCATCAAGTACCAATGCAGACCTAGGAGACGCAGAGACTCTAGATGCAAGTCCATACAGTAGTTTCAATCACAACACATACAATACACACAATAGACCTGGCTTCCCACCACAAATAGGAATCTATACAGGTGGAAGTGGTATTGATTATAAAACTATCTCTGTTGGTGCATTAGATGATGACTACAACAGTTCCACAGATAAGGAACAGAAGGTATCTTATAGTAACATGGGTAATGCAGTAGATTGTTTTGCTACAGCAGACGGATCACTAGCAGCATGTGAAGATAATAGTGGTACTAGATATAACCGTACTGATGCATACTACATAATAGATGGTCAAAACTCAGTTGAATCTGAGGATAGACTGTTTAGTGGTACTAGTTCTGCTACTCCAATTGCGGTTGGAATCATGGCAACCAAACTAGAATACAATAGATCATGGACTTCATTGGACATTAAAGCTTGGGCCACATCATGTGGTTCTGCTGATAGTGATAACTTCTACTATGGTACTGAATCAACTACTGCAACAGACGCAACTTGGACAGACACTAATAATATGCAAGGAAATGCTGGTTATGTCCTCTGGGATAAACCAACTGGAGCTGAAGTAGATAATAAGAAATTCGGTACTGGTGGCGGTCTAACCGTATCAGGTGTCAACTTTACTTATACCTAATAAATAACTAAAAAGATCTCATGGCTGACAAGAGTTTTGGCGTAAAGGAAGTTAATGTAATTGGAGCCTCTGGTGATCCAACTATACAAAGTCCTGGCCTTATCAAATTTAATAGTGGCGGAGCCAATGAGAGACTTCGCATCGATGCTAATGGCTATACATACACCAATTACACAGTTGGTGATGGTAGTGACAGAAACTTTGCAATCAAATATTATATTACCGCAAATGGATCGAGTGGATATAGATTCGCTGGGCCTGGTTTAACAAATCTAGTAGATAACCCTACTATATTTCTACAAAGAGGATTCACTTATCTCTTTGAAAATTCTACAGGTGCTTCACATCCATTTGCAATTAGATATTCAAATGCTGGAACAGGATATGGATCAACATATCTAAGTGGTTCTAACCAAGGAACTCAAGTGTTTAATGTGCCATTTGACGCACCAGCATCACTTGTCTATCAATGCACAGCACATGCTGGAATGATTGGAACACTTACAATTGTATCATAGATTATGTCACCTTTAGCATTTGGTTTAGGAAAGTCCAGAGGGGCAACATTTGATCCAGCAGTATTCTACTGCAACTATATCGTACTGTACTTTAATTGGACAGACGGTAAAGACTTAGATATGATATCATCTTTTATATCTCCTAATATATCTGGTGAGTGTGGATTCAATAGAACTCCAGGCACTGCTATAACAAATGGTGCAGGTAATATAACCTATATGAAATGGGGTAATGATAACTCAGAAGACACGTCAGGGTATGAAGGTATATACATTGATATAGATGCACTGAAGCAAGTACCTGGCGGATTAACCAATAATGAAATAGAATTAGACCTGAGATGTATATGGAGAGCGGAAGTAGGAACTGATCCTGTAATACTAACAGCTACAGGATATCAAGGTGGCACAATGGCTTTGGAGAATGAGACACCTAATGTGCCAGGATTTGGATTCTTAAATCCAACAGCAACTCAAACCTTTATAAACTTTAAAGAATCTGAAGGAAAGCAAATAACAGATGTTAATAGAGAAAATAACGGTCAAAGAGTAGCAAGAGTCAAAATAAAACTCAGTGAATTCGTACTAGAATTCGTAGAAGACGACTAGAACTTACACCAAATATAGGGTGTAGGTAGAAATAACATTGATTTGTATAAATACAGCTGACTCTTAATGTGTATCACATGAAAAGAATAATTCCTTTTCTTATGATGGCAGTGGTCGGTTCCTTGGCAAACCCAGTTAGGGCAGACCTTGTTCACCGATTGACAACATCAACTCAACTATCTGTTGACGCAGCTTACAGTAGTGGAACCAGACTAGGTTCGACATACACTGTATCTGGAAATAATATTAAAGTAGATACTTCTAACAGTGGTCACTTCGGTGCTCTAACTGCTGGTAGTGCTACTGCTGCACCTACACTTGACGTTGGTACTTACGATGTTAATACAGCTGGCTCAGCCTTCAGCTTCTCTGAAAGTTTCACTCAAGGCGATGCGATAAATGCAATGGGAGCTGGTGTCGATGTAACTGCTGGTGTCGTCGCTGACATGCCCGCATACGGTACAAACTTCACGTCATCTGGTGGCGTTGCAGGGACCCTTGCTGGTACGATTACCTCAGCAGGTGCCATGACGCTAACAGCTGGCGGGGCGGGCACATCTGCTACTGGCCAATTTGTATCTGAAATAACAGTTCGCTGATAATGAAACGCATACTGACAGCGATTGCGCTGCTTAGTATAGCAGCACCAGTCTCGGCAGTGCCAGTCGTGCCCAATTTCCAGCAGGGCTCAATGACTAGCCATACCGA